TGCAGACACCATTGAAGATACAACAATGGGTGACACTTCAAGAACATATCTAACAGGATTAAAAACATTTAGTGGTTCTGTAGATGTATTCTGGGATGAAACAGACACAAATGGTCAAGTATCATTTGCAGTTGGAGCATCTGTAACTTTAAATGTATATCCAGAGGGTGCAACAAGTGGTGACACTTATTATTCTGGTACTGCGATTGTAACAGGAAGAACAATTACATCATCATTTGATGGTATGGTTGAAGCATCTTTCTCTTTACAAGGCACAGGCGCACTTACTGCAGCAACTGTTTAGAGGTGATTTATGTCATTAGGGGAACAGATCGCAAGTAGACGTATAAAAGAAAAAAGAACTATTGAAGTTCCAGAATGGGGTGAAGATAATACTCCATTAATTTTATATGCTAGTGCAATTACTGCAGGTGATATTAATAAGTTGCAGAGAAAGCATAAAAACTTTCTAAATGATATGACTGTAGATGGAATGGTTGATTTAATAATCGAAAAAGCTGAACTTGAAGATGGCAAGAAAGCGTTTTCAGTATCAGATAAACCATTTTTAATGAGTGAAAAAGTTAATATAATTGCAGAAGTTTCTGCAAAAATGTTTGGTGAAACTGTTTCTGTAGAGGAACAAGAAAAAAACTAAAAAGCGATTTGTTAAGGTTTAATTTAATAGCTTTGGCAGATCGCTTACACAAGACAGTTGATGAAGTTGAACATTTAACTTTATCTGATATAAATGAATGGTACGCATATTTTAAGGTGTTAGAGAATGGCAGATCAAAATCTTAAAGTTACCTTATCAGCAGTAGATAAAACAAGACAAGCGTTTGCAAGTGTTCGTGGTGGATTAGGTAGGATAGGCAAATCTATTGTTAGTGTTAAGGGTGCTTTAATTGGATTAGGAGCAACTGTTGCATTAAAACAATTTGCAACACAAATAGATAATTTAGCAAAAGCATCTAGTCGTTTAGGTCTAACAGTTAACCAAATACAGACATTACAATTTGCAGCAAGTCAAACAGGTGCAAGCGCAGAAGAACTTGAAAAAGGTTTAACAAGATTTTCCAGAAGTATATCAGAAGCATCAACTGGTTTAGGTGTTGGAGTAAAAGCATTTGAAGCATTAGGATTAAGTGTTACTAATGCAGATGGTAGTTTAAAGCCAACTAATGAATTATTAAATGAAGTTTCAGATCGTTTAAGTGCAATAAAAGACCCTGCAGATAAAGTTAGAATTGCATTTGATTTATTTGGTAGGTCTGGAGTTAACTTAGTCAATACATTACAAGCAGGTTCATCTGAATTAAATAAATTAAGAGATGAATTTAATGCAGTAACTTTGCAATTAACAAGTGAAGATGCAAAGGCAGTAGAAGAAGCTAATGATTTATTTGATAAATTAGGCAGAACTTTTGTTAGTTTTGGACAAAAAATAACATCTTTTATTTTACCTATATTAGCAAACTTAGCTAAATTTTTAACAGTTTTTGTTGTTGAGGGTTTTGCAAATGCAATAAAAGCATCAAGAGATTTTCTTAACACTATCATTTTAGGATATAATAAATTAGCTGATTTACTTGGATTAGACCCATTTGATGAATTTACATTTGGACAAGAATTAGAACAAAATTTAAGAAATATTTCTAGTGCATTTGATAAAACTTCAGAAAGTTTAGAAAAAGTAAATCCACCTTTAAGAATTGCAATAAATGGTTTTAAAAGAGTTACAGATACTGTTAAAGAAGTGAAGCCAGAATTATCTGCATTACAACAGTCATTTAAAGACGTTGGAGATAGGGGGATTAAATCTTTAGAGGATTCATTAGTTGGAGTTATTAGTGGCACTAAATCAGCTAAAGAAGCATTTAAGGATATGGCAAGATCAATTATTTCTGATTTAATAAGAATTGCTATACAAAAACAAATCACCGGCCCATTAGCAGGAGCATTAGGAAGTTTCTTCACTGCTTCCTCAAATGCCACAACTGTTCCAACATTTATGGCTAAAGGTGGAACTGCAACAAGTGGATCACCTTATATTGTTGGGGAGAAAGGGCCGGAGTTATTTGTACCCGGAAGAACAGGAACAGTCGTACCTAATAATCAATTAAGTTCTGGTGGTGGTGTTACAATTAATCAAACCATTAACGTCACTACAGGTGTTCAACAAACAGTTAGAACGGAGATTGCAAACCTAATGCCACGAATAGCACAAGCATCTAAACAAGCAGTCTTAGAAAGCAGACAGAGGGGTGGTTCATTTGCAACTGCTTTTGGTGGTTAATTATGGCTATATCTTATCCATTAGCGACACCAACAAATAAAACAATTCAACAAGTTGCATTTTTTGCAAGAAATACAGTTGCAGTTTCACAATCACCTTTTACTTATTCACAACAAGTTCACAAGTGGACAGGTCAAAGATGGGAAGCTGATATAACGCTCCCACCTATGAAAAGAGCAGATGCAGAAGAATGGATTTCATTTCTTGTTAGTTTAAAAGGTTCATATGGTACATTTTTATTAGGTGATCCATCAGCAGTAACACCTAGAGGAACTGCATCAAGTTCACCCGGTACACCTATTGTTAAGGGTGCTAGTCAAACAGGAGATCAGTTGTTGATTGATGGCGCAACTGCAAGTCAAACAGGTTATTTAAAAGCAGGTGATTATATTCAATTAAGTTCTGGAGTAACTGCAAAGTTTCACAAGGTTTTACAAGATGCTAATTCAGATGGTTCTGGAAATGTAACTTTAACAATATTCCCAGATTTGAGAACATCACCAACAGATAATTCGTCTGTAGTGGTGACAAATGCAAAAGGTGTTTTTAGATTAAATGACAATGTAGTCAATTGGAATGTTAATGAAGCATCTATATATGGGATAACATTTGGTGCAGTAGAGAGTTTATAAATGACTAGATCAATTACTTCAAATATGTTGACACAATTATCAGCTAAAGAGGTTGAATTATTTTTGGCATTAAAATTAAACTTTGATAGTGGTACAATTGCATTATGGACAGGTTATGGGGATATTACTTTTGGTTCACAATTATATACAGGTGCAGGAACTTTATTAGGTTTTAGTACAGTTGAAGAAACATCTGAAATAGCAGCAAGAGGTGCGCAAGTTACTTTAGATGGAATACAAACATCAATTGTTTCATTAGCGTTAACGGAAAGCTATCAAGGCAGACAAGCATTAATATATTTAGGTGCATTATCATCTGGTTCAGTTGTCGCTGATCCTACTTTAATATTTGATGGTCGAATGGATGTTATGACGATTGAAGATAGTGGTGATACTTGTTCAATTTCATTAACTTTAGAAAGTAGATTAATTGATTTAGAAAGAGCAAGAGTTAGACGATACACTCCAGAAGATCAGAAGATAAACTTTCCTAATGATAAAGGTTTAGATTATGTTTCAGATTTAACAGATAAAGTGGTGCAATGGGGTGGAAAGTAGAGTTTCAAATTGGGAAAATCTATTAGTTAGATATTTAGAAGATTGTAGAGATAAGCCTTTTAAATGGGGAGAACATGATTGTGCTTTATTTACTGCTAAGTGGGAAAAAATTTTAATTAATAAATCTAGATTTTCTGAATTTTTCAATAAATATAAAACTGCTTTAGGTTCTTTTAAGGCACTAAAAAAATATGGTGAGGGTGATTTAGTTAAAACAGTTGATGCAAAATTAGATAAAATAGACAAGAAAAAAATTACAAGAGGTGATATAGTGAGTGTAAATACAGATGAGGGAATTGCTTTGGGTATTTATACAGGAAATAAAATTGCAGTTGTTAGTTTAGATGGATTAATTTTTTTATCGCTTGATGATGCGATAGATTGTTGGAGGATATAATATGCCACCAGTAGTCGTAGGAGCAGCAATAGGAGCAGCAGCTTCAACTGCAATTGGTTATTATGTTACTGGAACTATTGTTGCATCAGCAATAGCTTCATCATTTGCAACAAGTTTTGCTATATCATTAGCAGGAAGTGTTGCTCTAAGTGCATTATCTGGAAAGCCTAGTGGGGGTTTTGGCGCACAAGGCGCAAGTGTTGTTAATCGTGACCAGATGGTTAAACAAGCCATAACTAATCGCAGAGTTATTTATGGAACATCAAAAGTTTCCGGCCCACTTGTTTTTATGGAAACAACTGAAAATAATAAATATTTACATTTAGTTATTGCTCTAGCATCACATGAAGTAACAAATATACCATCAATATATATAGATGATGACAGATTAAGTGCATTTGATGGCGATGGGAATGTTACATCTGGAGATTATGCAAATAAAGTAAGAGTAAAATTTCATTTAGGTGCATCAGATCAAGCTGCAGATGCAACATTAGTGTCTGAAAGTGATGGTAAATGGACAAATGACCATAAATTATCTGGAATAGCTTACATTTATGTAAGGTTAGAGTTCGATCAAGATGTATTCCCAAATGGTATTCCTAATATTTCTGCAATGGTATGTGGGAAAAAGGTTTTTGATGTAAGAGATAGTACAACACATTTTTCAACTAACCCTGCATTATGTATGAGGGATTATTTATTAGATACTGATTATGGTTTGGGTGTTAGTTCTTCAGAAATAAATGATGCTAGTTTTATAACTGCAGCAAATGAATGTGATGAATTAGTAAATTTAAATGGTGAAGAAGTTGATTTAAGATTAGGAGGAACACTTCCAGTTCCTTATACGACTATACGCACAACAGATGGTTTCGCTTATACAGATCAAGCAGCACAAGGTATTTCTGAAGCAAATGTCAATAATCAAAGTGTTGAAAATAGATACACAATGAATGGTACATTCGACACAAATCAAACGCCAAAATCTATTATTGAAAATATGTTAACTTCATTAGGTGGAACTTTTACTTATACGGCAGGCGAATTTGCATTAAAAGCAGCGTCATATATAGCGCCATCTGATACATTAACACAAGATAATTTAAGAGCAGGCGTAAGTGTTAAGTCAAAAGAAAGTCGCAGAGATCAATTTAATTCAGTTAAAGGTGTTTTTGTATATTCAGCAGAAGATTATAAACCGACTGATTATCCAACAATTACATCATCAACATTTATT